AGCGAGTTTGCTAGTTACATGCTCCCAGCTTGGTTCTTGGGGCAGTACCCAAATAAGAAAATAATACAGACCGCCCATACAGCAGAACTTTCTGTTGGATTTGGTAGGCGGGTTCGTAACCTCGTAGACAGCGAGGACTTTAAGAAAGTTTTCCCAGAGTTGACTCTTAGGCCCGACTCCAAGGCTGCTGGGAGATGGAGTACCAGTGCTGGTGGTGAGTATTTTGCTATCGGCGTTGGTGGTGCTGTAACAGGAAAGGGTGCAGATCTGCTCATAATCGATGATCCCCACTCGGAGCAAGAAGGACAGAGTGCCGACCCCACTGTGTTTGATCGAACCTATGAATGGTACACATCCGGGCCTCGTCAACGCCTACAACCGGGAGGCGCTATTGTTATCGTGATGACGCGATGGCATATGCGCGATTTAACCGGAAAGATAACTAAGTCTTCTGCTCAAAGGGCTGGAACCGATGAGTGGGAGATTATTGAGTTCCCTGCGATCATGTATGAGGGAACCGAAAAAGAACAATCATTGTGGCCTCAGTTTTGGTCTAAGGCTGAACTGGACGCCCTCAAAGCGGAACTGCCGCCTTCTAAGTGGAATGCACAGTACCAACAGAACCCCACTGCTGAAGAGGGGGCGTTGGTCAAGAAGGAATGGTGGAAGATCTGGGAGAATGAAAGACCGCCTCCCTGCGAATTTATTATACAGTCTTGGGATACAGCTTTCTTGAAGACACAGAGAGCTGACTATTCTGCCTGCACAACGTGGGGCGTGTTCTATGCGCCGGACGATGATGGGCAGACTCAGCCTAACATTATCTTGCTTGATGCCTACAAGGAGCGTCTGGAGTTTCCAGAGCTTAAACAAAAGGCATTTGAGATGTGGCAGATGATGGAGCCAGATGCGTTTATCGTGGAGGCTAAAGCTGCGGGAACTCCTTTGATCTTTGAGTTGAGAGCGATGGGCATCCCTGTATCTGAATACACCCCCTCTAGAGGTAACGACAAGATAGCTAGGGTTAATGCCGTAGCGGATCTGTTTGCCTCTGGTATAGTCTGGTGTCCAGAGACTCGCTTTGCTGAAGAGGTTGTTGATGAGTTTGCTGCTTTCCCAGTAGGTGAGCATGATGACTTGGTTGACTCGTCTACTCAGGCGCTGCTTAGATTTAGGCAGGGCGGCTTCTTAAGATTAAATAGTGATGAAGAGGATGAGCCTTTCTATGGCGGAAAAGCCAGCTACTATTGATCTTGAAGAAGAAGAGCAAAAGATCGAGACTGAGATTCGACAATGGTCTGCCAATGTTATTGAGACCCCGAATCCTAATTTTAATAATATCCCCACTTGTCCCTATGCTAAAGCAGCTTGGGAGAAGGATTTAGTAAAGATTGTTTTTGATCATGAAGGCAAAGATGATCAGCTTTTAAAATATGTTTCAAATTACGATGATGACTACGATGTCGTTATCATTGTAGAAACTAATTATCCCGATGATCAGGACGGATACCACGAAGCTTTAGACAATATTAATAGTTTAATTAGTCAAAGGTATTGGGGTGATAATGATTTGTGGGTAATGGGCTTTCATCCTATGGATGGTGAAAGTGAGTTTTTACAAGCAGGAGAGGAAGACGAATCTGAGGTTTTTGAACCGATATCAGAATACAGTTATGGTATTGTTTTTATTCAGAGACTGTCGCTTCTTGAAGAAGCCTCTATAAGTTTGGAGAAAGCTGGTTATTACGATGCCTACAAAGGCAGTCCTGATATCCAAGAAATGTATAGCACTCGCAGAAGTTATTACAGGAGAATGCAAAATGCGAAAAAAAACTATGTCTGGGGGAAAGAAAGCTTCCAAAAAAATGATGGCAGGAGGAAGGAAAGCTTCCAAGAAAATGATGGCCGGAGGGAGGAAGGCTTCCAAAAAGATGATGGCAGGCGGTAAAAAAGCCTCGAAGAAAATGATGGCAGGCGGCAGAAAGGCGTCTAAAAAAATGATGGCTGGTGGCAAGAAAGCTTCTAAGAAGATGATGGCTGGTGGCAGAAAAGCTTCAAAGAAAATGATGGCTGGTGGAAAGAAGACTGCCAAGAAGATGAAGTAATTAATGGCTATTGAAAAGTCTTTAGTCAGCAATCCTCTTGCTGTAGATGGAGAGGAAGCTGTCGAGGTTAGCATAGTTAACCCTGAAGCAGTTTCTATTGAGACTGAAGAGGGTGGCGTTCTTTTGGATTTTAATCCAGAAGGCGGCTTTATGGGTGACTTAGATCACGGCGCTAACTTAGCGGAATACATTGATCCTCCGACTCTGGACATGATTGGTTCAGATCTTGTGGGTATGTATAACGCTGACAAAGAAAGTCGAGCTGACTGGGAAGAGTCTTATGTCAGAGGACTAGATTTGCTTGGTCTGCGCTTTGAAGACCGTACGCAACCTTGGGCTGGAGCGTGTGGTGTCTTTCATCCAATGCTTTCTGAGGCTGTAGTTCGCTTTCAGGCACAGACAATACAGGAGATATTCCCTGCTGCTGGGCCAGCCAAGACTTCTATCGTGGGTAAACTCACTGATAGCAAGGTAAAGCAAGCCAGTAGAGTACAAGATTACTTAAATTATTTAATGACACAGAGAATGTCTGAGTATCGGTCTGAGACTGAGAAGCTTTTATTCTCTTTGCCTATTGCAGGATCTGCTTTTAGAAAGGTTTATTTCGATCCTAACCTTAACAGACCTTGCAGTATGTTCGTTCCGGCGGAAGATTTTGTCGTTAGCTACGGCGCATCTGACCTTAAGACCTGCGAACGTGCAACGCATGTGATGAAGAGAACTCCTAATGATATCAGGAAGTTACAAGTTTCTGGTTTTTATAGGGATATTGACTTGCCCTCTCCTTCTCCAGACATTGGAGAGATCCAAGAGAAGTATAATAGGCTGACTGGTGACAGTGCCAACTACGAAGTTGACCACAGGCACACGTTATTGGAGATGGTTGTTGACTATGACCTTCCCGGTTTTGAGGATACGCAGGGTGGAGAGCAGACAGGCATAGCTTTGCCTTATGTAATTACCATCGATAAGGGTTCTCGAAAGATTTTATCGATCAAACGTAACTGGAATGAAGAAGATCCGCAGAAATTAAAGGTCGAACACTTCGTTCATTACACCTATTTGCCCGGATTAGGCTTCTATGGCTTCGGATTAGTCCACATGATAGGTGGATTAAGCAAGTCAGCCACTTCATTACTGCGTCAATTGGTGGATTCAGGCACGTTAGCGAACCTTCCGGGTGGTTTGAAGGCCCGTGGCCTCAAGATTAAGGGTGATGACACCCCAATTATGCCGGGAGAGTTCCGTGATGTAGACGTTCCGGGCGGAACTATACGCGATAACATCAGTTTTATGCCGTATAAGGAGCCGTCTAACGTCCTTTACCAGCTTTTAGGGGACATCGTGGCGGAAGGCAGGCGATTTGCCTCTGCTGCTGACGTAAAAGCCTCTGATATGAACTCTGAAGCCCCAGTTGGCACGACATTAGCCATACTTGAGCGCGAAATGAAGGTGTTAAGCGCGGTTCAGGCGCGTGTTCACGCCGCAATGGGGGCAGAATTAAAGATATTAAGCCGATTAGTGCATGATTATGGGCCTCAACGCTACCCATATGACGATTCAGAAGAACCACTAGCGGCAGAAGACTTCGATGATCGCATAGATATCATTCCTGTCAGCGATCCGAACAGTGGCACGATGGCCCAGCGCATAATGCAGTACCAAGCTGCGCTGCAACTGTCAGCCTCAGCGCCACAGATGTACGATCTACCATTACTTCACCGTCAAATGATTGAAGTGCTGGGCATAAGGGATGCAGACAAGATTATACCGACTGATAATGACATCAAGCCTACAGATCCTGTCACTGAGAACATGATGATCATGATGGGAGAACCTGTTAAAGCCTTCGCATACCAAGATCACGAGGCGCACATACAAACCCATATGGCTGCTATGGAAGATCCTAAGATTCTTAAGATGCTTTCAATGGCTCCAGATGCAAAAGTGAAACAGGCGGCTATGATGGCGCATATAGCAGAGCATGTTGCTTTCCTCTATCGACAACAGATAGAGAAAGAGCTAGGTGTTGAGCTGCCTCCGCCAGATGAACCATTACCAGAAGATATTGAACTCAGGTTGTCCAAGCTCGTTGCCCCTGCCGCAGCACAACTTACCGGCAAGGACAAACGAGAAGCTGAGGCCCAGAAAATTCAAGAGCAGATGAAAGATCCGGTCTTACAACTCCAGCAAGCAGAATTGCAACTTAAGGCGAAGCAAGCCCAAGACAAAGCTCAAACCGATATGGCTAGGATTCAAGCAGATCTCGAAAAGAGTAGAGAGAAGAACGAGCTTGAAAGAGAGAAGCTGTCTCAAGAAACTCAAGTTGAGGGCGTTAAAATTGGTGTTCGCGTAGCTGAGGATGCATCTAGAGAAGAGATAGAGAAATCTAGAATGCAGTCAAAAGATATGCTTGATGGCGTTAAGGTTGGTGTCGAAATAGCGAAGGAGCTATCTGGTGAGTGATGTTTTTAGTAATAACGCTTTAAAAGTTCTAAGAGAAAACCTTCGAGCAAAGATGAACGATGTGAGTGATCACATCAGTACGGGTAGCTGTAAAAACTATGACGAATACTCTAAGTGTTGCGGGATTATAGAAGGTCTTGCTATTGCTGAGAGAGAAATTCTTGATCTAAACGAAAGGATTGAGAACGCTTAATTCTCCGCATGTCGCGGTGCAAAGTGACTCTGGACACTAATATCCAGTGCTGAGGAAATAAAATGAGTGAAGCTGCTAGTGTAGAAGTTGGATCGGTTACAGCAACGGCTGAGACAAATGATGAGAAGGATGTCGAGTCTAAGCCTAGTCAGTTGCCAGAGCCTGCTGGATATAAAATATTAATAGCACTACCGGAAGTTGATGAAAAGACTGAGGGTGGAATCATTAAAGCACAAGCAACGAAACAGCTTGAAGAAGTTGGATCGATTGTTGGTTTTGTTATGAAGCTTGGCCCAGACGCTTATCAGGATAAGGAAAAGTTTCCTAATGGCCCCTATTGCAAAGAGGGCGATTTTATTCTGATGAGGTCTTACTCTGGAACTAGGTTCAATATACATGACCGAGAGTTCAGACTTATTAATGATGACAGTGTAGAAGCTATTGTTGATGATCCAAGAGGCATTAGAAAGATATGAGTGATTCAGATCAAGTAGAAGAAACTAGCAGTGAAGATAAGTTTTTTGGCGTTAAGACTCAGATTGGCAAGAAGGCAGAGCCAGTTCCTGAAGAATCATCGAGCGATATTGAGGTTAAGGTTGTTGATGACACCCCGCCCGAAGACAGAAACAGACCTACGTTTGGAGATGACACTCCAGCGGATGATGGGATTACTGAGGAAGAGCTAAAAGGTTATAAAGGCTCTACTCAAAAAAGAATAAGTAAGCTTGTTGCCATCAATAATGATGATCGGCGGAAGCGCGAAGATGCTGAGAAGATGCGCGATGAAGCTGTTCGTGTAGCTCAAGAGCTTGTTGAAAAGAACAAGAACTATGAGTCTATGCTTAATCGTGGCGAGACAGCTCTTATCGATTCTATTAAGCAAAAAGCAAAGCTTGATTATGAAAATGCCAAGCAAAGCTATAAGAGTGCTTACGAAGAAGGCGATACAGATAAGATACTTGCTACGCAAGAAGCTTTAAATCTTGCTCAGTATGAGTTAAAAGAAGTTGAGAGAAAGGAACAGGGCAGGCAATTTGCTCAAAAAACTAGAGAAGCTCAAGCTAAACAGGCTTCTCAGGTTCAAGCGCAACCCCAGCCTCAACCTCTTTCTCAAAAGCAGATTAGCTGGAAAGAAAACAATCCTTGGTTTATGCATGATAATCATAAGGATATGACGGCTTTAGCTTACGGGATGCATGAAAAATTAATTAAAGATGAAAGATTAGACCCGTCAAGCGATGAATACTACAATAGGATTGACGCAACAATGCGTCAAAAGTTTCCTGAATACTTTGGTGGAGATGAAAGCTCTGGGAGCGAAGTTCCGTCTACACCTAGTAGGGCAAACGTGGTGGCCCCTGCCAATAGAAATAATGGCGCAAAACCACGCACAATAGAACTTACTCCCAGTCAAGTCTCTCTCGCAAAGCGACTTGGACTCACTAACGAGCAATACGCCAGACAACTCATGAAGGGGTAAATAATGGCTAATCAGCGCACACCACGCTCTAATGAGAGCAGAGAAACCGAAACTAGAACTTCTGATAGCTGGACTCCGGCATCAGTGTTACCTGTTCCTGCACCTAAAGACGGATGGGCTTTCCGATGGATAAGAACCAGCGTTCTGGGACAACCCGATAACACTAATGTTTCTCAGAAAATGAGAGAGGGCTGGGTTCCTGTTAAGGCAGATGATCATCCAGAGATGCAAGTCATGTCTGATTTAAACTCGCGGTTTGTTGGCAACATCGAAGTTGGTGGACTTTTGCTTTGCAAAGCTCCTCAAGAAGAGATGGAAAAAAGACAAGAGTATTATCAGAAAATGGCTGCTCAACAGATGGAGTCTGTGGACAATAGTTTCATGAGAGAAAACGATCCCCGTATGCCTCTATTGCAACCCGATAGGACTACGAGGACTTCATTTGGTAAAGGCTGATACCGAAAGGTTCGGCCTAACATTGAGGTAATTCATTATGGCTGCAACCGCAACCCCTATGGGAGCGGAACCAGTTGGCACTTTGTCTGCCAGTGGTTCTTTCTCCGGCAAGGTTCGTCATATTAAGATTGCTAGTGGCTATGCTGCTAACATCTTTTATGGTGACTTTGTAAAAATGGTAGCTGCTGGTGTCATTCAAAAAGACACTGGAACATCTACTTTAACTCCTGTTGGTGTGTTTATGGGCTGTGCTTTCACAGATCCCACCACTAAGCAGATGACGTTCTCACAAATCTGGCCTACAGGAACAGTGGCTTCTGACGCTGTTGCTTATGTCCTTGATGATCCTGATGCTGTATTCAGGATGCAGAGCGATGAAGCGTTGATTCAATCTGATCTTGGCAACAACATTGGTGTTGTCCAGACTGCTGGATCAACTGATATAGGCCGAAGCAAGAATGCTTTGGATGGTTCAACTGCCGCAACAACTGCTACTCTTCCTTTGCGAATAGTAGAATTTGTTAATGGCCCAGACAGTGCAGTCGGTGATGCATTTACTGATGCCTTAGTTTTTATTAACTTTGGTGATCATCAGTATCGTCAGCATACTGGCACAGGCACATAAGGAGGCTTAGAGAATGGCTATTTCAAGAGCGCAAATGCTCAAAGAGCTACTTCCGGGCCTTAACGCCCTGTTTGGCTTAGAGTATGAAAAGTACGAAGACGAACACACAATGATTTACGAAACTGAATCATCTGATCGTTCGTTTGAAGAGGAAGTCAAGCTGAGTGGTTTTGGCGCGGCTCCTGTGAAGGCTGAAGGTAGCGCGATATCTTACGATTCCGCACAAGAATCTTTCACTGCCCGTTATAACCACGAAACCGTAGCAATGGGTTTCAGCATTACAGAAGAAGCTATGGAGGATAACCTCTATGACTCTCTGTCTGCTCGTTACACCAAAGCTTTGGCGAGAGGTATGGCTTATACTAAGCAGGTTAAATCTGCATTCCCACTTAACAATGGTTTCACCAATGCCTTCCAAGGCGGTGACGGCGTAAACTTGTTTACTGCTGTCGGTGATGGCGTTGCTGGTGGTGATGGTCACCCGCTTGTTAATGGTGGCACTAACAGCAACCGTCCGGTGACTGCTGCTGATTTGAATGAAGTCTCTCTGGAAGACGCTGTGATTAACATTGCTGCGTTTACTGATGAGAGGGGTCTTCTTATCGCTGCTCGTCCTCGGCGTTTGATTGTTCCGCCTGCATTGATGTTTGTTGCTACTCGTCTACTGGAAACAGAAGGTCGAGTCGGTACAGCCGATAACGACATCAACGCGCTTCGTAACAACGGTTCTATACCTGAAGGTTATAGCGTCAATCATTATTTGACTGACAGTAATGCCTTCTATTTGATTACCGATGTTCCGAACGGCATGAAGCATTTCGAGCGTACTCCGCTTGAGACTTCAATGGATGGAGACTTCGACACTGGTAACGTGCGCTATAAAGCGCGAGAGCGTTACTCTTTTGGAGTATCTGATCCGCTGGGAATCTACGGATCTCCCGGTACTTCGTAAGAGGTACAGATGTGTCAGAGGGGGGCTTATGCCCCTCTCTGTTTTTTACCCTGACTGCGAAAGCAGACACTAGCCCCGACAGGAGTAACATATGGCTACTACTACTTTCTCCGGCCCTATTAAGACCGGAACCATTCGAGATACCACTGGCACAACCGTTGGCACTGATGTAGCTAATGTAGGTTTTGTCGTGATGGCCCAATCCGCTATACCAAATATCACTGGCGCAAGCCAACTTAATCAGAGAATGGCAATAGTACCTGCCAACTCTCAAATCGTTGATGTGATTTTAAACGTCACTACCGCTGGGAATGATGGCGGAGCTGCTACCATTTCTGTTGGAACGGCCTCAGATGCCAATGCTTTTTTAGACGGAGTAAACACTAAAGCTGTTGGCACTACTCACGGAACACTGGATACAGAGGCCACTGATGTTGGCACTACTGATCTAGAGGTTTTGGCTGATTTCACTGGAGCTAATGGTGACGGCACAACGGGCGTTGCAACCGTTACGGTTATGTACATTCAGAACAACAACCTTTCGTAGAATATAGGGCGGGGTAACTCGCCCTTTATTTAGGAGAATTCAGATGGCTGATCTAGTTACCAGTCAAACTATTCAGGATGGGGCCAAGGTTGCCATCTTGAAGTTTACAAATGTAAGTGACAGCACAGGTGAATCTGGTGTTGTTAAGGTTGATGTGTCTGCTCTTAACTCAGATCCTCTAACAGGTAAAGCGTGTACTGGAGTTGTTGTATCTAGAATCCAGTTCGTTACTTACAAGATGGCTGTAAAAATAGAATTTGATGCAACAACAAATACTTTAATTGCTTATCTTCCTGAAGACTATTCAGACGATTTAGATTACAGGGATTTTAGCGGGATACCAAATAACGCTGGTTCCGGTAAGACTGGAGACATCGTATTCACAACCACAGGCGCTGCATCCGGTGACGCTTACTCAATAGTAATGACGTTAAATAAGACTTACGGATAGTATGAGAAGATACTACGGCGGTAGGACAGTAGCTAAGTTTAAAGATGGGGGAAGCACCAAGGATGCTTGTTACCGAAAGGTAAAGGCAAGATACAAGGTGTTTCCATCTGCTTATGCGTCTGGCGCTATAGCTAAGTGTCGTAAGGTTGGAGCTGCTAATTGGGGGAATAAATCCAGTGGCGGTTCGTAAGACCAAGAAAGGTGCAGCTTTAAAGCGTTGGTTTAAGGAAGACTGGAAAGATGTCAGCACAGGAAAAGCGTGTGGCAGAAAGAAAGGTGATAAGAGAGGTACTCCTTACTGTAGGCCAACAAAGAAAGTTTCTAGTAAGACTCCTAAGACATCAGGAGAAATGAGCGCCGCAGAAAAGAAACGAAAGGTGGCAGAGAAGAAAAGACTTGGTCAGCCTGCTGGTAAGCCAAGGCGAGTTTCTGCTGTTAAAAGAAAAAAGAAAGTATCTAAGAAGAAGTAGCGATGCCTAAAGATTCTAAGAAGGGAACTATGAAAGGCCACACCATAAAAGGTGGTCATAAGCGTCCGACTAAGTCTGGTGCAGGCATGACCAAGAAAGGTGTGGCTAAATATCGTAGGGACAACCCCGGCTCTAAACTCAAGACAGCCGTTACTGGTAAAGTAAAGAAAGGCAGCAAGGACGCAAAGCGGCGCAAGTCGTTCTGTGCGCGTTCTGCTGGTCAGATGAAAAAGTTTCCAAAAGCAGCTAAGAACCCTAATTCTAGGCTGCGTCAAGCTAGAAAACGATGGAAATGTTAAATGATTAGTAGATCACAGATGGGAAAAGAGATTATGGAATCACCTGCTCAAAAGAGAAAGATCAAGAAGGTCATGTCCGAGTACAAGGCTGGAGATCTCAAAAGTGGTTCTGGTCAAAAAGTAACCAGTCGTGATCAAGCGGTTGCTATTGCTATGTCTGAGGCAGACTCCGTTGAAAAGAAATTTGAAGGCGGTTTAATTGGTCGAGGAGATGGCAGGGCTGTTCGTGGATTAACCAGAGGCATGATCAGATAATGGCTACTAGCGGAACATACTCTTTCAATCTAGATATAGGCGATATCATAGAAGAGTCCTATGAGAGGGCGGGAGTAGAGCTTAAGAGTGGTTATGACTACCGCACTGCTAGAAGAAGCCTAGATCTTATGATGCTTGAATGGCAGAACAGGGGCTTAAATCTCTGGACTGTACAGGAGGATAGTGTTGTTTTAACTCCGGGTACTAGTCGTTATGCGTTGACTGCCGATAAGCTAGACATTATTGAAGCTTTCATAAGAACAGATGCTGGAAATACTTCTAGTCAATCAGACCTTATGATGCAGAGAATATCGGTAAGCCAGTATTCTCACTTAACAAACAAGCTAACCGAAGCAAGACCTCTGCAATACTGGATTGAAAAAGACCCCGGACAAATAGCAATTAATCTGTGGCCTGTGCCTGATACTGCTGAGACATACACATTGGTTTATTTCTTTATGCAGAGAGTAGAAGATTCTGGTAAGCCTGCATCCAATAATATGGATGTTCCTTCGAGGTGGTTGCCTTGCTTGGTTTCTGGTTTGGCATATCAAATTAGCGTAAAAAGACCCGAAGCTTCTGAGAGAGCGCCTTTGCTTAAGCAAGTGTATGATGAGCAGTGGGAATTAGCTTCTGATGCAGATAGAGAAAAGGCTGCTTTGTATGTTGTGCCGGGAGGCTATCAATACTTATGAGCAGTTATGCTAATGGTAAAAAAGCTTTTGGGATGTGCGATCGCACTGGCTTTAGATATAACCTTAGAGATTTAGTTCCTCAGATAGAGGACGGCAGACCTAATGGTATGCTGGTTGGTCGTGATGTTCTGGATAAAGATCAGCCTCAATTACAATTGGGTAGAATAAGAATGACTGATCCTCAAGCTTTAAGGAATCCTAGACCTGATAGAGGCTTGGGCGAAAGCAGGCGTTTATTCTCTTGGAATCCTGTTGGCATTGTCGGTCTAGATATGTACGGTCAGGTTGGAAGAGTAGAAGTCCAAACAGTTAACAGGGAATCTGGCACTGCAAATCCGATTGGCAACTCATCTACCGCAAGTGTTGGAAGTGTCAGCGTTGTTATAGAAAACTCAGATGCCAGCGTTTCAGTTACTGGCGTTGCAGCTTCTTCTGCCGCAGGAACAGTTACTCCTGTTTCAGACATCTTTGCTGTGACTGTTGTTAATCCGGGAAGCGGAAACAAATACTATATTGATGGCGCACAACAAGCTACTGTTACATTAAAGGCAGGGAATATTTACAGATTCGATCAATCTGATTCTTCTAATTTAAACCATCCTATTCGTTTATCTACTACCTCTAATGGTACTCACTCTGGAGGGACTGAGTACACTACAGGTGTGGTAACAAACGGAGTGCCGGGTTCAGCAGGAGCTTACACAGAAATTACAGTAGCTTCTGATGCTCCTACCTTATATTACTACTGTCAAAATCATTCTAATATGGGTGGAACGGTAAACGTATACACTGGATTTGCCGTTACGGTCGCAACAGGAACAAACTCTTATGGAACAGGTAATAAATATTATATAGGTGGAGCAGTAAGTCCTACCGTTTCTCTGGTGGAGGGTTCTACTTATAGGTTTGATCAATCTGACAGCACCAACCTTAATCATCCTTTAAGATTTTCTACCACACCAAATGGAACTTGGGGAGGTGGTGTAGAGTACACCACAGGTGTAACTACCACAGGTGTTCCCGGTAATGCTGGAGCTTATACTCAAATCACTGTTGCTGCTAGCGCCCCGACCCTTTATTATTATTGCGCTAACCATTCGGGTATGGGAGGGCAGGCGAATACGCCTAGTTAAAAAATGGCTTGGACTTACACTACATTAAAGACAGCTATACAGGATTACTTGCAAAGCACTGAGTCTAGTTTTGTTAATAATTTGCCTACGTTTATTACTCAGGCAGAAGAAAGAATACTTAGAACTGTACAACTTCCGGACTTTAGGAAGAATGTTACTGCCAATGTAAGTAGTGGAAATGAATATTTGGCAATGCCTTCTGATTTTTTGTCTCAGTATTCAATGGCAATTGATGATTCGGGATATGAATATCTTCTTTTTAAAGACGCGAATTTTATTAGAGAAGTTTTCCCGGACGTTACTGTTACTGGAGTTCCAAAATACTACGGCATATTTGATGACTCAAATTTTATAATTGGCCCTACTCCAAATTCAAATTATGCAGTAGAGCTTCATTATTTGTATAAACCTTTATCCATATCTACAGATCCAAGCGGAACGAGCTGGCTTGGAACAAACGCTGAAAATGCTTTGCTGTATGGTTCTCTTATAGAAGCTTATGGTTATTTAAAGGGAGATCCAGATTTAATGTCTTTGTACCAATCAAAGTTTGATGAGTCTCTTGCCCAGCTTAAGATACTTGGTGAGGGCTACAACACAACAGATAACTACAGAAGTGGTGCTGTTTTTGTTAGGAGGGGTTAATGCGCGGAGTAGAAGGTGAGATTAGTTCAGGTATAAACTTTGAGGTTCACACAACTGCTAACAGGGGTTGGACTCCAGAGGAGTTGGCAGACAGAGCTATGGAGAAGTTTATTGCCGTTAGCAATACGGCAGACCCCTTGATAAAAGCTCAAGCCCTTGCATTTAGAGATACTGTGAAAAACCTTTTTGTTTTTTACATGAAGGAAGCTATTAGGTCTGACAGGACAACTGTTTGTTCTAAGCTTAATCAACAAGGCCACGCTGAATTAGCTGGCATTATAAGTAAATTATAGGAGAAGCCCATTATGGCTATTACTCAAGCAATGTGTACAAGCTTCAAAGTGGAGCTTCTTAACGGAAAACACGCATTTGGAACAACTGTTGCTCGTGGAGGCACTACTGCGGATACATTTAATCTTGCTCTTTATACAAGTTCGGCTAGTTTAGGTGCAGCAACGACTGCATATACTACGTCTAACGAAGTGTCTGGAACAGGATATACAGCGAAAGGAGCTGCACTTACTGCTGTAGCCCCCACTAGTTCTGGAACTACTGCCTTTACTGACTTTAATGATCTGACGTTTTCTACAGCTACTATTACAGCTCGTGGCGCGATGATCTTTAATGATACTCAGTCTGGAGATCCGGCTGTTGCCATCTTAGATTTCGGCGGTGATAAGACATCCACGGCTGGTGATTTCACTATTGTTTTTCCTACGCCGGATTCTAGTAACGCAATTATTCGTATCGCTTGATAGGTGTTAAATGGCTGACGCGATTGTACCATTAGGCGGCTGGAGCTATGGTAATTGGGGTTCCGGTGAATGGGACACTAATAGTCCTGCCTTACCTTTAGGTACTGGTCAGCTAGGAACAGCTACTGTTGCTGCTGGCGCTACTGTGTCAGTAACAGGGGTATCTGGAACATCTGCATTAGGCACTTCTGTTGCGGTTATAGAAGGAGTTGTTAATGTTACTGGTGTATCAGCAACAGGCATTGCGAACTATCCGGTCTTTGATGTAAGCATATTCCTTGACGGATGGGACAGTGTTGTTGGTTGGGGCGAAACGACTTGGGGTGACGGAAGTCAGTCCTTTGAGGCAACCACAGCGGTTGGAACAGTTGATTTTAAACTTGGTGGAGCCGCAGTCGTTACCGGAGTTGTGGGAACAACATCTCTTGGTAATGTTGTTGCCAATGCTGATGGCGCTATTGATGTTCTTGGTAATGCGTGTACTGGTCAGGTAGGAACGGCCTCTGTTGCCGCAGATGCAAATGTGTCTGTCACAGGCGTTGCGGGAACAACTGGTCTTGGTTCTGCTGGAGTTCAGGGTTCTGTAATAGTAGGGCTAACAGGTGTTACTGGTACAACCGCTCTTGGAAGTGTTACACCAAAAATAGATGTACAATTTAGTGTAACAGGAGTTTCAGGAACTACGGCTTTAGGGTCTGCCACTGTAGATCTTAAATTATTTGTTAATGTTACTGGTGTTCAAGGTACTACGGCGTTAGGTTCTGCATCCGCAGATGCAAAGGCTATTGTTAATGTCACAGGGGTTCAGGCAACTGGTCAAGTTGGAGATACCTTAGTGTGGGGCAGAATAGTACCAAACCCCGGAACTATTTGGACGGAGATAGCTGCATGAAGACAGTGAATGAAGCTAAAAAAATTGATGGTGTTGTAGACCCCAAACATGAGATAGAAGTGGTTTGCGCTCATTGTGGTTATGATTTAGATGAATCAGAACTTTCAGCAGATACTTGCTCAGATTGCGGAGAAAACTTGTCACTAAGACAAAACACAACTATTTATGCAACCAGCGTTCCCTCTGCTACGGGTGACGCTTCGTTATAGTCTCTGGAGATATAGATGGCTACTTATGTAAACAATCTAAGATTAAAAGAAATCGCCACAGGTGACGAAAGCGGCACTTGGGGTACGAGTACAAATACCAATTTAGAGTTAATAGGAGAGGCTTTGGGTTACTCTACTCAAGCAGCTTTCTCCTCAGATGCTGATGCTACTACCACAGTTGCTGATGGAGCTTCAGACCCTGCTCGTGCGCTCTACTTTAAAGTTACCTCTGGAGCCTCTCTTACTGCAACCAGAACGCTTACTATCGGGCCTAACACGAATACAAGAGTTATGTGGATAGAGAACGCTACAACTGGTAGTCAATCCATAACTATAAAGCAAGGATCTGGCGCTACTGTAACCATAGCTACTGGTAAAACTAAAGTTGTTTATCTGGATGGAGCTGGCGCGGGAGCTGCGGTAGTTGATGCTTTATCTTTGATAGAAAGCATTTCTGACGGAGATGTAACTGGCCCCGGCAGTTCTACAGATAACAATATAGCCACGTTTGACGGAGCCACTGGAAAGATTATTCAAGATGGCGGCAAAGGACTACCTAGCGGCACTATTGTTGGTACTTCGGACACACAAACACTTACCAACAAAACGCTTACCAGCCCAACCCTAACTACCCCAGCTTTGGGAACGCCAGCATCCGGTGTTTTAACTAACGCAACAGGGCTTCCTATTTCAACAGGGGTATCAGGACTTGCGACTGGTGTTGCCACTTTTTTAGGCACTTCTTCTTCAGCAAACTTAGCTAGTGCTGTTACTGACGAAACTGGTTCTGGTGCATTGGTCTTTGGTACAAGTCCAGCTCTAACAACACCCAAGATTACTACAGGGCTTCAAGACTCTAGTGCAAATGCTGTTGTAAATTTTGATGCAAATCAATACTTTAACGGTGTTTTTTCAGACACAGTAAGCGCACTAGGTAATTCAGGCACGGCTAAAACAATTACTTGTACCAATGGGCAAGTATTTACCTGTACCTTGAACGGAAACTGTACTTTTACTTTAGCATCAGCAAATAGCACAAGTAATCGAGCAACCTCTTTTACATTGATTTTGACTAATGACGGGTCAGCAGGTCGCACAGTGGCTTGGGCAGGTGGTACTATAAAATTCCCCGGAGGAGCTTCTTCGTTGAACAGATCAACAGGGGCCAACGATATAGATGTATGGGTATTTTTTAGCCCTGACGGGGGCACAAATTGGTATGGCAATATCGCTATGATTGATATGACAACCTAAGTTAAGAGGATATAGATATGGCATTAACAGCAGATCAAGAGAATGCAGTTGAGATGGAGGTTGCACAGTCAGCTCATCGTCTTGAGCATGAAGTCAACACTCAAAAAAGAAACATTAAGCTAGACTGCATCCGTATGGCAAAAGAGGTCTTATTAGAGAACCGAAGAGACCAGCCTTCTGGAAGCAGAGAAGTTACTTCTGATGACATAATTGCATTCGCCACAGCTATAGAAGCACACGCTAATAGTTAATGGATAGCTATGCTTATTTCCCCTCTATGGTATATAGGGAGGAAAAGCCTGAGCTGGTGGCACAATCATTACCTGTCTGTTTGCAGGCATTAGATAGCATTAGACAACCGGACTGGACAATGATTCAGTCTGGTTGTTTGCGTTATGTCCCAGAACTAAATGTTGTGCGGGATTATATTTTAGCTTCGTCTGACTATATCTTGAAAGAACAAGGGTATAACTTAGATGATTATGAGTTATACGTTTCAGGACTTTGGGCACAAGAGCTAATAAATGGAGCGGGTACTGATGTACATGTTCATGCAAATAGCCAGATAGCTGGTTTTTTATTCTTAGAGGCCCCGGAAAGTGGGGCATTCCCTGTATATCATGACTCCAGAAAAGGTAAAGAATTAGTGGATTTAATGTTCACTCAAGGGAATGAAATAAACAGTGCCACTAATGCTATTTATTTTAATAACGTTGTTCCGGGCACTGTCTTTTTTAATAACTCGTGGCTACATCATCGACTACAGGGCGGCCCTTCTCAACTTCCGACCCGTTGTATTCATTTTATCGTTTCTCATAAGGAGCGTGTGTGCAATACCAATTAACTCCGTACGCTGAACAAATAGAGCCTTTTGTTTGGTGGGAAGGAGCATTTACTGAAGAAGAATTAGATTGGCTTCAAAATGAGGCTAAAAATGCTTCTAACCGAGCGCAAGTAGGTGGTGGGATGCAAGGAGAAGCACTTGATGCGGTGAGAAAATCGGATATTTCTTGGTTATTTAATACCGCTGAAACCCGTTGGGTGTTTGATCGTTTGGCAGATGTTGTCTCTAAGTTAAACGCACGTTTTTATAGACTAGACTTAACAGGTTTTGGAGAAGGGATTCAGCTAACAAATTACGATCAGTCTGAGTATGGGATGTATGGTTGGCATCAGGACTATGGTAGTGGGGTAAGTAGAAAGCTATCTCTTGTTTTGCAGTTAACCGATCCTGCTCATTACGAAGGTGGAAACTTGGAAATTAAAACTGGAATGGAAGATTTTGTAGTGCGTAAGCAAAGAGGGTTGATTGCAGCTTTCCCGTCTTACACCGTACATCAAGTAACTCCAGTCGTGCAGGGAACTCGTCAATCTTTAGTTGCTTGGGTAACAGGCCCTCAATTTAAATGAAATTATTAGAAATGACTGATTTTATAGGTGTTTATACAGACGTGTTTCCAGAGGGATACTGTCAACACGTCATCTCTGATTTTGAACGTTTGCGGGGGTCAGGCATAGTTGATAACAGGCAAAATGTTGGTGAAGGCCCAAGACACACTAGGGATGATGAGTTCGTTGGTCTAAACATTAGTCATTCTTCGACTTCTCTTTTTGAGGGAGGTTATGTACCTGACATATTTTTTGCAGGGCTTCAATCTTGTTTTGACCACTACAAAGGCGTGTTTTCTTCTTTAGATACAGTTTCGTTGCAAGCAAACCACATGAAGATGCAGAAGGTCAATCCGGGATGCGGTTATCATATTTGGCATCACGAAAAAACTTGCTTACAAGAAATTGATAGAGTGGTGGTGTATATGCTTTATCTAAATACATTAGAGGAAGAGGGCGCAGGAGAAACAGAATTTTTATACCAACAAAAAAGAGTTCGTCCTACGGAAAATACAATGGTCATCTGGCCCTCAGACTATACACATCCACATAGAGGTAATGTAGTACACGGAGATAAAGCGAAATATATAATTACAGGATGGTTTTACCTTGTTTGAGTTTAATAACAAAGGATGCGTCTTAGTAAAAGATTTTTTAGATGAACAGTCTATTAAAATCATTTCTCAGTATTTAGAGAACAGGATAAAGCGGGGTGATTGGAAGTCCTTAGAAACAAGCGACCATTTGAGAAGCCCATCTAAATATGCTTATTATGCCGACCCTTTAATTGAGGTCGTATTACAATCGAGCATAGATCGGGTAAAAGAGGTTGTGGGGGAGGAAATTGTACCTACTTATTCTTACGTTAGGGTCTATCAAGAGGGAGAAGCCCTTGCCCCCCATACAGATCGAGAATCCTGTGAAATAAGTGTTACTGTGAATGTGGCTACTAAAGGCCCCGATTCTCCCATTTACATGCAATATGAACACAATGACCCGGTGAAATACCTTTTAAATCCGGGAGATGCAGTGGTTTATAAAGGCTGCGAGGCTATGCATTGGAGGCGAACTTTGCAGCAGGGACAACTAGAGGTACAATTTATGTTACATTACGTTCGTGTAAATGGCCCCTATAGTGGGTTTGCAAAAGATACTAGAACTGATTTTGGAATGGCAGCAGTTCCATTTAATGAAGAGATTCAGTGACGCAACAAGGAGTTTATGATGCCAGCAGGTACTCCGCAAAAAGCCCTTTTTGGTGGTGAAGTAATTGTTCCCGGCGGTTCCGAAACCTTTAATTCGCCCGGTACGTTTTCAGTTCCTTGTGGGGTAGAAATAATTAGCTTGACAGGTAAAGGGGGTAGCGGTAATCCGGGCAATTCCGGTAACCCTTCTCCCGGAAGTCCCGGTACATCTAACGGTGGCGGCGGCGGCGCTGGCGCTGGAAGTCGGTATCAGTCACCTTTCGGTTTCCCTAATAGTAGTTATGTTAGCACTGGCGGTAGTGGTGGAACCGGGGGATATGGCTCTCCGGGGGGTAGCAACACGCAAACTGGC